GTTTTTGGTAAACCACGTTTTCTAAGACCCCAATAGTTGAGTCCCATTGACTCAACTTTCTGACCTTCTAACAAGGTACGGTTTGAACCAACTTCAGTTCCTGAAAAAATTAATTTAGTCATCCCAAAACTCTAGTTCTTTTGGATTAGCCGCATCCTTTGAACGAGCAACATTTACTCGATTAATAGACTCCTCTATTTGATTCCAAGTACGAACTTTTTTAGGTGCATCAGGTCGTCTTTCTACAGCCAAATATCCTGGATTCATAAACATGATGGCTGGAATACCTTGTTCTTCAAAAACCCAAGCACACATAGACGGGTCAGAATCAACATACATCTCTATTGGAGCACGAGAACGACTCATAACAAATTGTCTCTTTTTTAAGTCTTCGCCTTCTAAATAAAAAGAACGATCAATTAAATCATCATAATTAATAATTCCGTGAGAATTAAGCCAATGTTCTGCATCCTCTGTTTTTCTAGAGGTCATAATGGCTACACGATTATTGGTGTTTAATGCATAGTAAAGCATTACTCCTGCTCGGATTGGTTCTCCTGTGTCCGAACTAAGTACGCCGTCTAGTGATAGTAATATATTAATTAGTTATCCTTTTGCTCGGTATGTCGCCGCTCTACGAATTAGGGTCTGAGTATCTGGTAAATCAATACCATAAGTTTCATCTGCTTGTTTTGCTTTGTATGCTGACCAGTACTCAGACAGTTGTTTTAGTGCAGGAACTGTTCCATATTTCTTACCAGCCTGCCATCTATAATTATAAAAATCTTCATAACCTTTACCATCTGGTCTGAAAGCGTATCGACGAGAATGGTGGATATCTTCAAAAAGAGCCGAACCTTGCATTAAAGCGGTTTGTAAACCAAACTCAGCGTTACGACGAGATGCTGGGTTTTTTGCATTTTGTAAATCTGTTAAATACTTTGAATAACGCATAACAATTTCTGAGGCTTTGGAAGTATCTTTTTGAATGGCTGATTCCCACGCTAAATTTTGTGTAGCACCTTGTTGCTTAGGAAACACTGTCCACTCATTGTGGTTAAGGTCGTATGCAGCATAAGGATTAATTGTTCTAATATCTGTGGCTCCAGGATTAACGTAAAAAGTTACTTCAAATCCATTCCAATTAGTCATTTCAGGCTGTAGGTGTTCTCTAAAATCTTCATTTAACATTTTGCTAATCTCAATATCTGATAATCCCATATACTCTGGATGGGCTTTTCTAAATGAAAAATAATCAACACCAATGAGGATATCTAAATCTCCTGGTTCACGATCTGCTGACCATTGGAAAGATACCGCCGAACCTGCAATCCAAACTCTTGTCCACAAATCTGGATGGCGATAAGCGTCATCTAAAAATCCATACAATTTTTGAAGAATACCGTTACGAACCCAACCCTTTAAAGTTGTGTTTACAAATAACTGCGGGTCTAACTCTTCTTCAGGATCAGAAAAATAAGAAGTAGGGGCAGCCTGTAATTGAACAGGACTTACAAAGCCAGTTAAATCACTCATAGACATAGTCTATGGCTCTTTAGGCTTGTGGGGTGTCTATGCCTCTATCACTTAGTGCATTTATCAATTTTTCCTTGAATTCTGCAACATTGTCCTTTGGTTGCAGACTTGCCAATACAGTACGTGCAACTCGATCTGCAAGTAATTGGCTTTCAATATCGGAGACTAACTCTCTGCTTGTTTGATATATATCAAAAGTAGTTGCTCTTCTTTGAATTACTTCGCTAGGTTCAAGCACCTCGGTAAACACAGTTCCATCTAATCTAATACCTACAGTATAGGCTGCTTGGATCATCTCATTATCAGACATTATTATATTCCCATTAACTTTCTCTTTCGTTGTGCTACGGATATTGCTACAGGACAAAAGTCGCACAAATAAGTTTTTGGACCTGCGGATTCTTCATACTTCTCCATACCCTCTGCTCTGCGTTCCTTTATTGTTTTCGGCACCAACATCTTGTCTTTAATATGCCAATCTGAACAGCCATCCTTTGGTTTGTTGTGTTGCCTATAGCAAGTCATTGCATCTTCCATAAAGGTAGATCGTGATTCGTAGAAAGTATCATCCACCTCTGCAATACCAGCAGAACCTCCGCCTTTTATTTGTCTAATAATTTCTTTTTTTGACTCTGTCTTAGCCCATGCTTTTAATGGCAATACAAATAGTTTTCCTTTATGCGGTTCTCCAGAGGGAAAGACATGCTGTTCACAGGCAATTTCTAATAGGTGATCTTGCTCAGGCGCACCATCATAAGGTGGTAACTCTTCTAATGTTTGACAGACAAGACAGTACAACAACCTAAACTGTGGTTCATTATCTTGTTTTTTCTGTCCAAGAATTGGAATATTTGACATTATCTCTCCATATTAGGTTGATCATGCAACCAAGTAACAATTGCATATTTAGTGCCTGTTTTAACTGGATGAGCAATATGTGCATAAGCATAATTAGATGGAAAAAGAGCCAACATTCCAGGACTAGGTTTAATTTTTACATTGTGATAAACAAACTCAATGTCTCCACCAGTATAGTCGTCGTTTAAATAAACTATTGGAGAAACGGATCTACGTGTAGTCGTATCGCCATCAAAATGTGCTGTATATTCTTGCCCAGTTTGATACTTTAACAAATTAAATCCTTCTACAAAAAAATATGGTAAATCTTTACAAAATCTATTTGAATAGTCACGCATGGCTGCAAAAACTAAATCAAAATATTTATTGTTAATTTTACGAAAATCATCATTTATTTGTGCAGCCTCCGTTAAAGATAGATGAGAGTTAGTCCTTGCTTCTCCCGTATCTACGTTATTTCCCAATGTGGCTCTTTTAAATTGAACACCAGAATTTGAGTTTAAAGTAACTTTTTCTATGGTATCAATTGTTTCTTTAGGAGAATCCCAAATATCACGATAAATAGCAATACATCCTCCGACAATTTCAGTCGGTTCAATTGAAAAAGGTGGTATATACATGTGTGCTCCTTGTAGTAGTCCGTTTATCCTATACTATTTAAGCGGCTAAGGCTATTTTACGATGACCTTGATTGTGGTCTAACCTATCTGTTCTTTTAATTGAATATCCACAACAAGATTTACCCTTGTTTACGTTTGACTTTGGGCGTTTCTTACTTGCTTTACCACATTTACGGGCGTCGTTACGACCCCCACCACTCTTACTTCTCGCCAAGAGGTAAGCCGTAATCTGGATTCTTTGCGTTATCGTGTCCGCTTTGGAAGTGGTCATTAAGTGCACGCTTTACAATGTTTTGATGACGTGAAGTTGTCACTGAATACTTAGAAGTTGAATGTTGCCATCCAGCATCGCCATGCCATGCAATTGGGGTTCCATAAGAACGAACTGTGTATGTTGGATTTGATTTACGATACTCACGGGTTTCATCATCTGACATATAGCCAGGACCAGTAGTACCTTCTACACCAGATAATGCTGCTGCTTGAAATGGGATTTTACTAGCAATAAAATCTGGTGCTTTTGCTAAATTAGTCTTTGCTACTCTTGCCATAATTAATCTTTAAAAGATTGACGTTGAGTTTTTTGCATTCCTTGCAACATTCTACCTGCTCTACCTTTACCTGCTACGCTGGCTCTTGCCGTTCTTGCTTCTGGACCAGTATCTCGCATTTGACCACTTGCATAAGATTTTGAAGAAACTCCAGAAGAAAATTGTTTTGGCTGAAGATTATACATTTACTTACCTGGGTTTACCTTATTTGGGTACTCAGATGTTGCAAAACCATAACCATAAAATGGATGAAGTGATTGACGGTTGGCTTCAGTACCAGATGACTCTGGACCTACTTCAGTATCAGGACGTACCTTGCGATACTTTCCATCTGTTGCACCATCATCAAGTGACTTGTTCATTGAGCGAGATGAATTAACGGCCATTATTTCTTCTTCCTATTTGCCTCAATAACGGCTTCCACCGCTTGAGTTGATTGAGCATACTGTTCCTTACGAGATGCTGGATACTCTCCTTTTGAATTAGAGATATAAGCACCTGTGTCCCTGACTAAATTATGTACCCTTTGGCGTTCTTTAGCACTCTGAATGCGGGTCCTTCTGCGGTCGTTAAACATCATGACATTTTTTCCTTTACTCTTTTAGCGTTTTTTGCTGTTGTGCAAGACAAGCAGTGTCCTCTATTAGATAGAAATTCAACAGGATTCATAACAACGCCGCAAGTCGGACAAGGTGATGAGCCGTTATACATAGTGGCGTTAGAAGCAATTAATCCTGCTTGTAACTCCATCGTTAACATACCGTCGCCGTCATTCATAGGTTAGTACCTTTCTGGATCCCATTCACCAATTCGTTTTTGATATCCGTAAAAAGGATCTTTTGCTCCTGGCTTTCTAGCCTTTAACATCTCTTCATACTGTATTGGGCTAACTCTTTTTTTACGTTCTACGTTATTTACCTCTTCAAGATAAGACATCTTTCGCTTTGGATCATCACCACGATCAGGAACTATAGTTGGCATTAGTTACTCCCTAGTGCATTTCGTTCGGCTGCTTGGTAACCAGCAACACCGCCAGAGTACCAGGATACTCTTGGTTCGGCATACTTTCTGTCGATAGTTACAATGTCATCAATACCAAGTTGACTGCGATCTCCGTAGCCATACCGTTCTGGAAATAATTGAATTTGTGGTAGCGGTGGTCTGACCATCTCTTGAATATCTTTTCCAGGTATGTTCATAACCATGAGAGCCTGTTGTGTAAGACGTTCTTGATTGGATGCCCATGGTCCTAGATAAGAGTACCTCTTGGCTACCTTGTCAGGTTGTACAGGTGCACGCCATGGCTTTGTATAATCATAAACGCCATCAAATTTCTGTGTCATCCTATTGCTCCTCTATGAGTTACCCAGGATGTTGCTTGTACTTTATTTGGTACATCAACACCTAACTCTCCAGCAGCATGCTGATACGCATGAACGAAGTGCTTGTATCTACCCATTGAACTTAAGCCTAGATCTTGAGACATAGTTCCTGTCTGGCGTGGAACTTTTAACTCTTCTAAATTCTTTGGCTTTCCTGTTCCAGCAAAAGGTCTGCCCATTGCAATGTCGTATGCATGACGATCAATTGTTACAGGCTCCTTATTACTTGGATCATTAATGTTCTTGAAGAAACTAGTTACTTTGTTTCCACCTAATACTTTTTCTGGCTCTTCACCTGCGTGAATTCTTTGGGCTTTCGCAACATTTGCTGGAAGGAGGGCGCTCTTAACATCGCCAGTCTTTACTAACTCCTTTGCCTCTCTAACATTTCTATCCCAATCACTTAATGGGGATAATGCCGCAATAATTCCTGCGCCACGTTTTGTGTCTCCACCACCAAGTTTGGTTGCTTCCTCATGTGCCTTTTCATACCATTGATGTCCGCCTTCAACAAATGCGGGAGATGCTTCACGGTACTTTTTAATAACGTTTTCTACATGGTCTTTAAACTGTGCTTGAGCAATATTCTGATCCCAACGACCGTGGGGATTTACTCCAAAGTAAGCCATATTATGCCCACGCAGGTCTCAAATAAGCAAGCATTGCTTGACGTCTTGCGTTAATTTCTCCAGGCTGATCTGCAACAGTGTTTGCTTTACCATCATTTACTAAATGAGGAGCAGGAGTTAGTTGTGTCTGTGGTGCGCTTCTTTCTGATCTATAAACAACTGCACCATTTATATTTACTAACTTTGCTTTCATTTGACGTTCAATGCCAGTCATTGGATGTATTTGTTCTGGCCAATAATACATAGAAGGTTCAATGCGCTCACCCTTGTGAACACCACGTTGATAGGCCTTCTGATTTACACGGTTCTTAATAGAGTCTAATAAACGATCATCTCTTCGAGATCGCATTGTTCCAAGATAACCATCTGGATATTCTGCAGAAGGAATACGACCAATACCCATGCGAGATTCATCAATTGCACTACGGGCTATAGGAGTTCCTGCACCACCCTGATTGTTATAGCCGTAAAGACCTCCACCACCAAGAGATTGCCAGTTTTGTGATGCTGAAAGATTATTAACTCCACCAGCCATTACACACCTCTATCTCTGCGGTTTTTTGCAATGGTTGCATAAACCTCATTTACTGAAATTTTTTTACCTTTATATGTAGAACCACGACTTATCTGAGATTGTTCTGCAAATTCTTGAGCCTTTGGTTTTGGTTCCATTCTTTCATACTCTGCTGTTCGATGTGCGCTTGCTACAAACTCTGGATTAGATTCAACACCAGGAACTTTGCGACCAAAATAAACATTACCACCCTGTGGGCGTCTTACATCTGTTCCACCTAAATCATAACCAGCAATTTGTTTGTTTTCTACACCAGCAGTGCGTGCACCTGGAAGGGTACTGTGTTTAACACTTATATCTGCAAATATTTTTCCACCAGTTTTCCATGCACCCTGATAAACATCGCCTGTTGCTTTTGTTTTATTTTCTTTTTTAAAACTCTTTGCTTGTTCTGCAGTATATGGTGCGTCAGTAATCTTTTCAGCACCAGGAATTGAAACCATAACTCCAGGACCTTTAGGAGATTCACCAGTCTTAAAACTTCTGCTGGCTCCACCTTCGTTGGCTAAATTAGCAAATTGTTCATTACTAAGCATTTGGGTTTCTACCACCAGAGTTAGGTGTAACTGATGTATTTGTAGAAGTATCATCCCAATTAAATGTTGTGCCAGCAGTTTTTTTAGATAATGATAAAGGTCTACCACCACCAATGCTTCTATTTTTCCATGCAGTTGCTTGAGCAGCAGATCCTGCTGTAGAAGAACTAAATGATAGCGGCGTATCTACATCTGGCGTTTGTGGCGTCATCGAGTTGTTAGCGCCGAATTGTGAATTCGACAATGATGCCATTTTAGTAGTCGCTGCCCATTCCACCTTGGAAGTTAGGATTTTGACGTCCTGATACAGAGGGAATAGTTCTTGCATTAGTCATAGTTGAACCTGCACAAGGATCAATGCAAGGCATTGATGCAGTAATTCTATGTGCAGCACCTTTGCGCTCAGACGCTGCGGCATCTGCTACAAGTACATTCTTTCTATTTGCTTTTGTACCATACATTGGCTGTGCTGCTTGAGTATTCTTCTTTGGCATCAATGTACCAACAGAAGGTGTACCACTTACATTAGTAAATGTTGCATTTGCACCAGATGGGGTGTATTGATCTGGGCTCATATCTTTTTTCATTTTAGTACCTGCTGACTCTAGATGGTTTGAAGGTGCGCCCATGCGACGTCGCATTGCGTGACCCATATCTGTCCAATTTGCCATGGTGACTCCTTAGTGTATGTCTAAGGATAGAACTAAATTAACTTGCTGTAATGACGAATACAATGGCGGAAATTTCTCCGTCACGAGATTCAATAGTGGTAAAGCCTGGTTTGCAGGTTAAATCTAAACCTCTAGGGGCTACATAGCCACGAGATATAGCAATTGCTTTTACTGCTTGGTTTACTGCCCCTGCACCTACAGCACGTAACTTTACTTCGTGCTTTTCGTAAATAGCATGAGCAATTGCTGATGCAACGCTTTGAGGATTTGAACTTGCACTAACTCTTAAAAACGGTTCGTCATTAGAAACAGGGATTTCAGGTGAAGTTGTCATGTCTAGTAGTCCTTTGGGTCGAATTTATGTACCGCTCCTAGAATATAGGGTAAGGCTAAAGTCTTGGGGCGTCTCTGTATTTAGGATCTTTCATTTGTTCGGCAACTGCCTTCTCGACCTCATTATAGAAGTTTTTTCCTAAGAGCCTTGCAAGAGCGTAAGAATCTGCGGCATTGTCATCATTAAATTCTATGCCCCATCTCTTGTATATTTGTAGCAACATCTCTTGTTTTTTTGCATTACCTTTTCCTGCAGCAAACTTTTTTAAGGTCATAGGTGGAACTTTTAAGGGAAATTTTCGAGGATCATCCTCTTCAAAATAATCAAAAATAGTTAGTCTGACGGTGGCTGACAACTCTCCCAATACGAGGGCTGCATGACTAGCAAGAACGGTGCCCTCCATTGCTATGTCTAAAATTGTATTATTATTTTCTTCAAGATAATCTAGATGATCTACTAACCATTGTCTAATATCAGCAAGTCTTTCAATTCCAAAATAAGGTGATTTATAAACCCATGTAATATATTTTGTTGGATCATCAAATTGAAGTGCGGTTAATGCAAAGCCAGTAAGTGATTGATCTATTCCTATTGTTACGTTGCAGTCTTTAGGTAAATTACCATCAATCGCTTTGGTTGGCACGGCGTTCTCTTTCATCTATGACCATTTGCACAGTCCCTAGATAACCCGCCCCATCAACTAGGTTGTCTCTCTTTTGTTGGTGAACTTCACGGCAAATTTTTACCCAAGCCATTGCTAATCCAACCTGCTCTTCTGTTACATCTGTACCAAAAATTACTTCCCAACCTTTAGCAATACGATTAAAATTATCTAATGGA